GTTGCTTTATCTTTATCGCAATTGCTTAAACGACGAGTAATGAATCGTGCTTTGTGCTTTGTTTGCTCGTCTTTCCGCCTATCTGTTTTGATCGATTCAAGTTCGATAAGCGTTTGAACCGAAATCATGAATGGTTCATCAAATGCAGATTCTCCCATGTTCATTAGGGCGCAAGTGTCGTAAAAGTACAAGAGATAGACCACCTCATTTTCTTACAAAATTCCCCAAACCCACCCGCACTATTGTGCAACCAAATAATTACTTTTGCTTACATCCAAATACTGTAATAGAGGACGGCTTGTTGATATACATTTTCAAAAGTTCTTTTTGATATGGCATGAGTTTAATGCCGAGAGCTTCGACAATTTCATCAAAATTTGCGTACTTATTTTCCTGTGCTTCCAAATCCTCCAACTCCTCTTTCTGTTTCTTCAAGATCATATACAAATTCCAATTCGCAGATTTTGTATTCCTGCAGGACCATCTGTGCAATTCGATCTCCGAGCTTGAATTCAAAATCTTTATCTGAATGGTTATATAATGCGACCATGATTTCTCCACGGTAATCTTCGTCGATTACGCCAACGCAGTTAGACGGGACGATCCCGTTCTTGATTCCAAGGCCGCTTCTTGCATAGACTGCGAGAAAACATCCGTGCGGACATTGCGCACTAATTCCAGTATGTACGATCACTGTTTCGCCCGGTTTAATAACGTGAGAACATTCGTTTCTTCCCATATGAGCGAAAGCATTGTCTACGCTATATGCGTACAAGTCCCAGCCTGCTGCTCCAGCGCTTCCTTTTGTTGGAACTTTAGCATCGTTATGCAACTTCTTGATTCTCAATTTTTCTTGATTCATTGTTGCTCCTTATACAAAATGACATCGTTTGATTCGATAGATTTCTTGACATCAATAACACGTTGATTGGATGATCCTCTCCATTTAAGAGAAAGGTCTTTTAGACTTTCTGCATATTCTCCATCAATCAAAACATCTATATTTTCAATCCCATATAAGCATTTGATTTCTTCCCATAAATATCCAGTCCACAGCCAGATTGTTTTATCTGGAAATTTCTCTTTGAAGATTTTAGCTATCATCATTACGGTACTGTAATTTTCTGGATGGAGTGGATCTCCGCCACTAAACGTAAGACCAGATATATAGCTTTGCGACGCACAAGAAAGTAATTCATCCATAGTTTCTATGGTAAAACACGTCCCAGAATTAAGAGACCAAGTTTCCTGATTGTGACAATGCAAACAGTGATGGGCACATCCAGATACCCATAAAGTGACTCTGCAACCAGGACCATTTGCAATATCACATTTTGTGATTTTTATGTAGTTCATGTTTTATCTCGTAAAAATTTTTTGGTTATGGATTTTATTTCGGTTATGCGTCATCTCCGAGATGCACATATCTTTCAGCTATCTCTTTGGAGCGACCAAAATTCCAAAAATTACTTCCGATGTATCCGCAGGTACGGCGAGCTACGTTCATTTTGTTTTGATCTGTGTTTCCGCAGTTTGGGCAATACCAGATAGATTTTTTCTCTGTCTCGTCAAACTTGATCTTGATCTCACCATCATAGCCACAGACCTGGCAGTAATCGCTCTTGGTATTCAGCTCGGCGTACATGATGTTCTCATAGATGAACTGCATGACAGAAAGAACTGCGGCGGTATTGTTTGTCAGATTTGCAGTCTCGATATAGCTGATGGCTCCACCTGGACTCAACTTCTGAAATTCACTTTCGAACTTCAGTTTCGTAAACGCATCGATATGTTCTCTAACGTTGACATGATATGAGTTTGTAATGTAATCATGATCAGTAATTTCTGGAATGACACCAAACCGCTTCTTTAAGCAAGATGCAAATTTGTATGTTGTAGATTCAATGGGAGTTCCGTATACCGAATAATCAATATTTTCTGCCTGTTTCCATTCTTTGCATTTATCGTTCATCTGTTGCATCACTTTCAATGCAAACGGTTTCGCTTCTGGATCTGTGTGGCTCTTGCCGGTCATATACTTGCAGCACTCGTACAGACCAGCGTAGCCAAGACTGATTGTTGCATACCCACCATGAATTAACTGATCGATTGTTTCACCTTTCTTCAGACGAGCGAGAGCACCGTGCTGCCAATGAATAGGGGAGACATCAGATGGTGTTCCTTCGAGCCGCTTATACCGAAGCTGCAGTGCTCTATGACAAAGCTCAAGCCGGTCATTATAGATTTGCCAAAACTTATCGAAATCTCCTTCGCTGGACAAGGCCACATCCACAAGGTTGATGGTTACAACACCACAGTTAAAACGTCCGTAGTATTTTGGATTGCCTTCTTTGTCTACATACGGAGTCAGGAAGCTGCGGCAACCCATTGGTGGATAACAATGTCCATTACCGTTTTTATCGACCTTATCACGAAGCATAATCTTTTCACTTACGTAGTCAGGCACAAGACGTTTTGCAGTACACTTAGCGCAAAGTTCAGTAAGATACCAGTATTTGCTTTGCGGAGTAATATTGTCCTCTTCAAGCACATATACGAGCTTCGGGAAGGCTGGTGTAATCCAAACACCTTTTTCGTTTTTTGTGCCTTCTGTTCTTTGACGAACGACTTCTTCAATGATCAAAGCGAGATCATCTCTTGTTTGACCTGCTGGGACTTCGCCGAGATACATGAAGATTGTTACGAAAGGCGTTTGACCGTTGGTGGTCATCAGAGTGTTGATTTGATACTGGATGGTTTGGACGCCACGCTTGATTTCATCCTTCAGTCGTTTTTCTGCGATAGAATTGATTGCTTCTTCTGAAAGAGGAGCTGACAGTTCTCCTGAATCAACCAACGATGCGCTTTCTTCTGCAACTTCTTTGCGAATCTTTTGGCGACTAATATCGACAAATGGAGCAAGGTGCGAAAGAGTTTCTGACTGTCCACCGTACTGATTTGATGCGACCTGCGCCATGATTTGCGTTGCAATATTACAGGCTGTCGAGAACGAATGAGGTTTTTCGACAAGTGTTCCGTTAATTACAGTGCCGTTTTGCAGCATGTCTTCCAGGTTGATAAGTGCGCAATTATGCATATGCTGAGCAAAGTAATCTGCATCATGGAAGTGGATGATACCAAGTTTATGTGCTTCAGCAATGTCAGCAGGCAATAGTAGACGATTAGAGATGTCTTTACTGACAGCTCCTGCCATATAGTCGCGCTGCGTGCTTAAAATTTTGGGATTCTTATTTGAGTTTTCTGTATTGACATAATCATTTGCAGTTTCGATGATCTCAAGAATTTCAGCATTTGCCTGCTCATGCTCTCTGATTTGAGATCTGATAAACCGATATCTAACATATTCACGGGCAGCATCTTTGCATCTGGTTCCCATAAGCATTTCTTCGACTTTGTCTTGAATTGCTTCAACAGTCATGTCATTATCGATTTTTTCAATGGCATCAGCAATACGGTTAGACACTTCTTTATCTATTCCGGTTTTAGAACACGCCATAGCTTTTTCTATTGCATTGATAATTTTTGATTTATCAAATGGCACAATAGTTCCATCTCTTTTTGTTACATATTTCATAGTTGTCTCTCCTTGGATTTGTATTTTGTCGAATACGGAGTTTCATTTGGAATATATACTTCAATTGGCTCTTGCCCCTGAAGTTTGTTTGTTTCATGGTTAAGATAATAAGCAGCTAATTGAAGTTCTTTTAAACGGTCTGTGCCAGATTTGGAAGAAGCATCCATTATATGTTTCACAGCATTTCCCAAACAAAATCCCAAATTCCAAGCTTCCACAACGTCGATTATTTCACATGAAGAAATATTCGCATTGAAAATATTTGTATCTGTATCCATTTATTCACCCTTTCTTTCTTTATTTTCCCAAACAATCAAAAATGTTTTAATGTACGATATATTGAAAACAAATGATTCTTTAGTTTTTCCAAAGTAATGTTTATTAAAAATTCCTCGTCATTCATACTGTCTCTTGCATTTTCCAATTCATTGATTACATAAATTGCATCTGAATTCACTTATTTCATCTCGATTCATAAAATCTTACTTGCGATCTTATCTATGATTTCATTGTTAATATCGTCAACAGATCTAAGAGTCTTATTGCCGTTGTCGTTCTTTACACAACGAACAATTTCCCATCCCAATGTTTTAGCGCAGTATTCAGCAGCTTCTCTACTACGGGCAATATACTCAAGGTCTTTCTCCTGGATATCCTTTTTACTGTCGTCCCCATGGTATCGTTGGCTTAACAACTCCTGAGAAACTTCTGGATCTACTGCCAAGTAGAATACAGTATCCGGCGCTGGAATCCCAATTTTTTTATACTCAAAGTCAAACAGCCAGTTCAAGAAACCATCCCAGTGCATGGGCGGCAGCTTGGCACACTGATGCACGGCATTGGAGGTGGTGTACCGGTCCGACAGTACCAGCCCGCCGCTGCGGTAAAACTCGCCCCAGTCGGTCTTGTAGCTGGCAAAACGGTCTACCGCGTAAAAGCTAGAAGCAGCGTATGCATTCACGTCGTCTGGTTTATCTCCGAACTTACCAGACAGATACATCTTGACCAGGGCCGAGGAATCACTCTCATAGTTGGGGAAGGTAATCTGGCGCAGATCGATGCCGCGTCCGGCCAGCTTTTGGGCCGTCAGCGCCGTCTGAGTCCCCTTACAGGAACCGTCCAATCCTTCAAAAATGATCAACTTACCCATGGCAGACCGCCTCCTGTTTCAACTGTATATATTTCTGTCGTACTTCTTGCTGTTGACCGCAGCACATGCGACCTTCCGGGCAGGAGCCTGTCAAACATCTAGGACCTGCATCTGCAAAGATATGGGGTGCCAGCGGCAGCACCAGGCGCAGCATCTCGTCCGCAACAGCACGGATCTCCCACTGGGCGCGGTTGCAACAGCGCAGATTGAAGAAATTCTGCAAGCTGCGGCAGTTCATGGTCATGACCATCTTGGTCTCGCAGGCGTTTGGCAGCACAAAGCGTGCGTCCTCATTGGCCTGCTTGGAGGCTTTGGACCGAGCAGCCTTTTCCTCCATGCCATGTTCCATCAGTCGGCGGGTATGGGCATCCTCCAGCGTTTGGACCAGGTCCAGATATTTCTGTGCATCGGCGTTCATGGCTTCAATGAACTTTGCCTTTGATTCTGGAATGACCTCGATCTCCGGGGAAATCACATAACGGAAATCCTCTAGGCGCACATAGCGCTGGCTCTGCACGCTGAAACTGGCGATGCGGTGCCGGGTGACCTGGGCCAGGAAGGTACGGGACACCCCCTCGATACCAAAGGTAAAGCTGGCATGTTCGATGGGGCTTGCATGCCCCAGGTCGGTGAGTTTTTGCAGAAACGCCGCAGTTTTATCGTCTGTAAGACCGTCCAGCAACGTTTCAATATGTGCGTCTGAATAGCACAGCTTGGCAGCAGCAGCAACCGTCTTTTCTGGATCATTGGTATGAGCAATCAGTTGGACCAGCATAATTGTCATGACTCCTTTATTGTTAAATTTGGTATAGGTTTTCGATTGTAGAACGCCTTTTTTTGCTCGTCAGTTAGATCATTTATGTTATATGTTTTAACAGTTCCACACATTAAAACATATCTTTTGCAGATATTGTTCAGCTCAGCTACAGAACGTTCTTTTCTGTTTGATTCTCTATGGTTATATGACATCATGCGTCGATAGATTTCACTCCGTTTCTTGGTATATTTCGTATACTGAATTTTCCTTTTCTTTTGGTAAGAATACGAGTCTTCCATTAGCTAAGGAAAAATATCCTATTTCTAAACTGGAACAAACATTATATGTTCGTCCCATAAACATGGATGGTAATTCATTTGGGTAATTTACCAGCATTCGTATTTTTTCTTGCGGTCTTTTTCTTAGGAACTTCATATATGGTTTCTAACTCCTTAAATTCTGGATCATCTCCTGACCCTTTTTTATAAAATTCTCCATTGTCATCTGGCAGATATAGAAAGAATTTATGAGTTAATGTGTTCTCTGTTACAACAGCAAGAATCTCTTTTGTTTGATCAGGATTACTTTTTATGTACCGTACTCGTAGTGTTTGGTTCTTTGGACACTTGAACTGCTCCTGTGTCATATCGAATAAGATATTCCCTCATTTCTTTAATAAGGACATCACGAATCAATTTACCTGACGTTTCCGGTTGGCAAAATAAAAGAGAACAATTGTATCTTGCGAGCCACGTAGTCATGCTTGCAATCAATGATTGAGAAGACATTTGGCTTCTGTAGATTCCGGCATATGCCTTTTCCCAGCTTGCCTTTTCTACAAGGAGATAGATTTTTGCATTGACTTGTTTTGCACGTTCAAATTCTTTTGTAAATCGCTCTCTTTGAGATGTGTAGCACATTGCTAGTTCATCGAAATGTTCTTTCCTTTCTATAGTCACGTTTCGCTCAAGTGACAGCTCTTTACCGTCTGGAAGAACACACTTCGCTGAATAATCTCCGAAATCTAATTTTTTTCTTTCAACGCTACATCCAAATTGCTGAATTCTATGTTGTAACGCAGGGGTATTTTTCTCGCGTGTATCACACAAAATAGTAAAAGATTCAAGAGTCTTTTTGATTTGATAGTCATTCATTCATTCCTGTCACCTCACATGGGAATATTTTGTAAGAAATTCATTGAATTCCTCTGTTGATTGAATCCATTCCCCGCTAGGAGTCTTAGACCATTTCCCTTGTTTGGAAAAGGAAAAGACCTTTAAAATGTCTCCTTTTTCAATAGGATTGGATTCTAGCATTGATGGCCGCACTTTAACAGTAAAGCTATTACCACTGCATAGTTTGTAAAGCGTTACATTTTTGTTCTTGTATTTACCATCAATAGAGGTGACATAATAATAGCTGGATGCCAGAGATTCGTTGACGTATTTTATGTATCCAAGATAATCATTTTGAGCCTGAAGAGTTTGTCTTACAGATAGCTTTTCGTCTGGAAGAGCGTTCCATATCTCTTGAAGCGCTTCGTCGTAGTTGAAATCCTTATATGTTTTTAACTTCTCAGTGGTATAAGAATATTTTTCTATATACTTGCGAAAAGGAAGTTCGTCAGCCTTGCTGAATTGTGATCGTCCATATAGTTGATCACATATATCAATGAACTTT